GAGCGCACGCAGCCCCTGTCCTCGATTGATTACACCGTGCCTACCATCGCGTCGCCTGCGGGTGGCTTCCCGGTGTCTAGCATCTACGATTATCTTGGCATCCCTTGTGCCGGTCAGGTTACCGGCACGATCAACATCAATGCGATGCCTCTGCGGGCCTACAACCTGATCTGGAACGAATGGTTCCGTGATCAGAACCTACAGAATCCCGCCCCGCTCTCGACTGGCGACGCCTCGGAGGCGTCGACCAACTACGGTCTTCTCCGCCGCGGCAAGCGGCACGACTACTTCACCTCCTGCCTGCCGTGGGTCCAGAAAGGTGACTCGGTTACCCTCCCGCTCGGGTCCACGGCTCCGGTCCGCACCTCGGCTACGGCTCAGGTGACCGGGGCGCAGGCTGCTCTGCATCTCACCCGGACGACCGGCGCGGCTCCGTCCGGTTCGTCTGCTATGGGTCAGGAGACCGGCACGGTCGGTCTGGCCGGCTCCTACACTTCGAACGGCACGACCGTTTACCCGGACAACCTCTATGCGGATCTCTCTGAGGCTACTGCCGCGACCATCAATCAGCTGCGGCAGGCTTTCCAAATCCAGAAGCTGCTCGAGCGCGATGCGCGAGGCGGCACCCGCTACACCGAACTTGTCCGGTCTCACTTCGGCGTCATTTCGCCCGATGCCAGGCTGCAGCGCCCGGAATATCTCGGCGGCGGAATGACCCCGATCAACATCACTCCTATCGCTCAGACTCAGGCCACGCAGGCCACCATCACCCCGCAGGGCAATCTCTCCGCCGTTGGTACGGCGGTCTCCCGCGGAACCGGCTTCACTCAGGCCTTCACGGAACACGGCTACGTGATCGGCCTCGTGTCTGTCCGGGCCGATCTCAACTATCAGCAGGGTCTCAATAAGATCTGGTCGCGCTCGACTCGCTATGACTTTTATTGGCCGGTGTTCGCGCAGCTGGGCGAGCAGGCGGTTCTCAATAAGGAAATTTACGCCACCGGCACCGCGACCGACGACGACGTTTTCGGCTATCAGGAACGCTGGGCGGAATACCGCTACAAGCCCTCGCTCATCACCTCGCTTATGCGCTCGACGGCACCTCAGCCCCTCGATGTCTGGCATCTGGCGCAGGAATTCTCGACTCTGCCGACCCTGAACTCGACGTTCATTCAGGACACTCCGCCGATCGAGCGCGTCATTGCTACCACCGAACAGACTGGTCAGCAGTTCGTTCTCGACTGCCTCTTCGTTAACAAGGTCGCTCGTCCCCTGCCGATGTACTCCGTTCCGGGTCTCGTGGATCACTTCTAATGAGCGGCATGGACTGGGGTGGCGTTGGTTCCGCCGTCATTGGCGCTGGCCTCGATTACGCCAGCGCTTCTGCGGCGGCCCGCCAACAGTACAAATACCAAAAACGCATGTACAAGCACCGCTACCAATGGCAGGTGCAGGACATGAAAAAGGCCGGCATCAATCCGATGCTCTCGGCCACACAAGGCGCTCCGGTCCCCGGCTCCGTACAGGCTCCCGCGTTCGAAGGGCTCGGCTCCAAAGCCGTGGGTGCCTATCAACAGGCTAAGGTGGTCCGCGCTCAGAAAGACAATTTGGAAGCGGACACCGACCTAAAAGGCACTACGAGCGCCAAAAATATCGCGGACGCTCGCGAAACTGTCGTCCGCACCGCTGCTATGGAAGCGCAGCTTCCCTACTCCGCGAAAAACGCGGAGGTCGATTCGCTGTCCAAGGATCGCAACTTCCAAATCATGGGCCGACAACTGGAAAAACTCGGTTACGAGGTCGGCTCTGCAAAGCTCAACCTTCAACAGCAAGAAAAAATCATGCCCTTGCTGGTCCGTTCTCAGGACCTCATCAATCAGGGCATGGCTGCGGATCTCGTCCGCAAAAACGTGTACTCGCAACTCTGGTCACTCGTCCCTGATAAAGATGTCCTCGACGACATCATGGATCTACTCAAGGACGCGCCTAATTGGCCTTCCCGAATCTCTGAATGGGGCAAAAAGCATGGCTACGAAAGTCGTTAACTTCCCGCGCGTCCGCACCTGGCTAAATCTGGATCTCAAGGCTTGGTCAGACAAGCACGCCTTGGCGTGCCTCGATCCGTCGCTGGCCGTCCAGTCTCAGAAGGACGAGGCCGACATCAATACCATCGTCCGCAACTTCGGCGTGACCGGTCGTGTCCCTGTCGCCGCCCGCTTGCCGGAGTACGGCGACTTCTCCGGCCTCTCCGACTATCGGGAGGCTATCGAGGCTGTCCGTCAGGCGGAAGCCGAGTTCCTCAAGGTACCCTCGGCCATTCGTGCCGAGTTCAATCACGACCCGGCTGCCTTTGCGGACTTCTGCATTAACCCCGACAACCTCCCGAAACTCCGGGAATGGGGCCTTGCCCCTACTCCTCCCGCCGAACCTTCAACGGCGGCCTAGGAATAACAGGCTCGCAGGCAATAACGACCCCGTTTGGGTAGTCAAACCGGATCTTTGCGAGGGCTTGGTTAACGGCCAAGCTCTCCTCTCTGGCGTACTGCACCATCTGGCAGACGACCCATCGCCCTTGGGCGAAATCTCCGTGGCTCCACGTGATCCGGTACGCCTGTTCGGCGGTCTCTTCCTCTTGGTCATCTTCTCTCCTCTTCTCATTCATTGCTAAACCCTCCGGTCTCCGACTCTTACTCCGCGCCGCCCATGCCGGCTTTATGCCGCTAATCGTTCATCTTCTCTAAGGCTCTGCGCCGGCACCGGCGGCGCTCTTCTCTCCCTCCGGGATATCCCCGAAGTCCACAGGGCGCGAGCGTACTTGTACGCTCGTCGCGCCCTCGTGGACCCTCGGGGGTATCGCTCCTCTCTTCTCCTGCTTCCTCTCGGAAGCCGCACAGTTAAATCCTTGTTCCTAACTGTGCTAGGTGACACCTTGTCACCTCTTAAAGGGGGGTTTGGGGGGAGATCTCCACCCAAAAAAAAAGCAGCTGGTGAAGCTGCTCTTAAAGCGCTTTGCCGGTGGAGCGCCTGCTTTGGGGCGCGCTCCCGGCGAAGCGCTAAAAGGAATCATCCTCTCCCGATTTGCACCCTGTCAAGAAATCTATTATTTTTATCCACAGGTTATCCACAGGTTATCCACAGCCCCTTGGCACGGAGTATGCATGCGTCGTTTCCCCGTCAATAAGGCCGGCTCGGCTCGCTCTTTCCGGTCTAAGGCTTCCCGGACCAAGGCACCCAACGTCAAGGCCGGCCCGATGCGCGGCGGTATCCGCCTCTAATGCTCGATGCCCTGCTTTCGGCCGGTTACCTGCTGGTTGCCGCCTGATGGCGGGGCTGTGGTCTTTTCTGAAAAAAAGGATCATCGCGAAATTGCGATTCCTTGCGGTCAATGCATCGGATGCCGAATCAACCGGCAGCAAATGTGGGCCTTCCGCTGTCTCGCGGAGGCTTCCCTTCACCGCTACAACTGGTTCGCGACTCTCACGTATTCGAACGAGCGCCTCCCGCCTCGTGGCGAACTGCGGCACCGCGACTGGCAACTGTTCGCCAAGCGCGTCCGCCGAACCCTCGGCCCCTTCCGATATCTCATGTGCGGCGAGTACGGCGAACAAACGCACCGTCCGCACTATCACGCTCTCATCTTTGGCCTCGATATTCCTGATCTCGACCGTCGCAGCGTGCGGCGTGGCTATCCAGTATTCGAAAGTCCCCTCCTCAGCCAACTATGGGGACGCGGCCTGCTTGAACTCGGAACCGTCACTCCGCAGTCAGCCAGGTACTGCGCCGGCTACGTCCTCAAGGACGCCCGCGCCCCTCAGCTGCTCGATGAGGACACCGGCGAAGTGATCTCGTTAAAGGCACCGTATGGCCGAATGTCCCTCAAGCCGGGATTGGGCGACGCTTGGATACGTCGCTATTACCCGGAGGTTTTCACTCACGGGGCGTGCTTTGCACAGGATAAGAAATACCGGATCCCGGATCGGTTCAAAGATCTCTTGGACGAGATTAATCCCGACGCCTACGAGGATCTCCAAGAACGCGCCGTTGAAAAGGCGCTGAATAGTCCCGACAATACTCTGGCCCGCTTGGCGGTGCGTGAGCGCGTCGCGCTCGCTAATCACTCCCGATACAAAGAGGCCAGAAGCAATGCGATATAAGATCTTTTCTGTTCGTGATCGTGCTATTGACGCTTACGGACAACCTTTCTACGCCACAAGCGTTGGTGGCGCTGTTCGTTCTTTCTCGGATGAGGTGAACCGTCCGGCTGAAAACAATCAGCTGGCGAAGCACCCCGAGGACTTTGACCTCTTCCTGCTCGGCGAGTACGACGACTCGACCGGCGAGTTTGATACCACCCGCCCCGCACAGGTGGCGGTCGGCAAAGATCTAGTCATAAAGGCAACCTGACATGATGCACCGGAACAAGTCGGTCAACGTCCATCAATTCTCGATGGTTCCGCGGGCGGATATCCCGCGGTCTGGTTTCAACATCGAATCCAGCTATAAGACGACCTTTGACGCTGGCTACCTTGTTCCGGTCTATGTCGAGGAGGTGCTTCCGGGCGACTCCTTCAACCTCAAGTCCACCATGTTCGCTCGACTGGCTACGCCAATCGTCCCGATCATGGACAACCTCTATCTTGAAACCTTCTTCTTCTTCGTCCCCAACCGGCTCGTTTGGGACAACTGGACAAAGTTCATGGGCGAGCGCACGCAGCCCCTGTCCTCGATTGATTACACCGTGCCTACCATCGCGTCGCCTGCGGGTGGCTTCCCGGTGTCTAGCATCTACGATTATCTTGGCATCCCTTGTGCCGGTCAGGTTA